CTGTTCCTGCCTTCCTTTTAAATTTAACCTTTGCCGGCGGAGCAAAGGCGAATTATTTCACCGAAAGAAGAAACATCGAAATACAGATTATCTATTTTGGAACCGAGGACGGATACGGCAGAGAGGATTTTGAGGAACGATTGGACGTGGAATCAAGGCTGATGCCATTTTTAAATCAGCATTCCATATCGATTGGGGAACGGGTGCTGTCCTTCAACTATGAGATGAAGGAAGCAGATAGCAGACTGGCTATTTATCTGACGTTTCGGTATTTGGATGAATCCATTGATTCCGGATATATTGATTCCGGCAATATGGAAGCGGCAAAGGATGTGTCGGTGTGCATGAAAGCAATGGCGGACGAATAGAAAGGAGCGAAAAAAGATGGGATTACCCAATATTATCATTGAATTCAAAACAAAAGCCTCGACTGCGATTAAGCGTGGGGAAAGAGGCGTTGTTGCAGTCATGGTTATTGAAAAAAGCAACCATGGAGTAACAAAAATTGAGGATAAAACGCAGGTGCCTGCGGACCTGACAGCTGAAAATAAGGAGTATGTGGAGCGTGCTTTTGATGGCGGCAAAGCACCGATTAAACATGTTCTGCTGATTCGGACAGATACGGTAGAAAACGCTTTGGAGAAGCTGGAAACAATCAAATTTGATTATCTGGCTGCGCCTCCTGCGGTGGCAGAAGAGGATGTCCAGAAGATTGCAACACAGATTAAAACCATGCGGGATTCCAAGCGGATGAAGGTAAAGGCTGTTTTGCCGAATATCGCCGCAGACCACGAGGGTATTATTAACTTTACCACGAGTGATATTACTGTCGGGGATAAGACCTATACAGCGGGGCAGTATTGCTCCAGAATCGCCGGAATTCTGGCAGGCACACCGCTGAATGTCAGCTCCACTTATTTTGTGTTGAGCGAGGT